CAACATCTATTACATCGACAGCATTTGTTGGAACATCAGATGGAGTTGTAGGTGGTAATACTCCAGCAGCTGGTACTTTTACAACTTTAGTAGCAACTGGAAATGTTGATTTAGGAGACGCTACGGGTGATACAATTACAGCAACGGGTCGATTCGATTCGGACATAGTACCATCTACAAATAGTGCAAGAGATTTAGGAACTTCTGCGTTACAATTTGCAGAAGCTCATATTGATACAGGTCATATAGACGCAATTACTGCTACAGGAACTTCTACACTTACTACAGTTGATATTAATGGTGGAAATATTGATGGAACAGTTATTGGTGCAGCAACACCAGCATCTGGATCATTTACAGGAATTATTGTAACTGGTGGTATGGAAGTACGAGGAGATTTAACATATGTTTCAAGTTCAAATTTAGATATTGGAGATAGAATAGTTACATTAAATGCTGGTTCAGCAGCAGGAGATGGTGGACTTTATATAAATGATGCCGATACAACAGAAACAGGTTCATTACTCTGGGATGTAAGTGAAGATAGATGGATTGGTGGATTGAAAGATGCAGAAGTTAATTTAGTAACTATTAGTTCAACCGACACACTTACAAACAAAACTTTAACAAGTCCTGATATTAATACACCTGATATTGATGGTGGAACTATTGATAATACAGTAATTGGGGCAGCAACTCAAGCCGCAGGTGATTTTACTGCAATAGGTGCAGTAGCTGCAGGTACTATTGTGGGTACTACAATTGACGCAACAACAGATTTTACAATCGGTACAACGGTTATTACAGATGATTCAATTGTGATGACACCATCAACAGATGATACGGCCACTATAGCAGCATCTACCAATGGTGCTTTGACTTTTACTACGGTTGATACAGCAGCCGCAGCAGCAAATCTTTTATTTACAATCGATGGTACTGCTGAGATTGCTTCAGCAGGATTAATAACATTAGATTCTGGAGCAGCAATTAACATCGAACCAGCAGCAGGTTCGGCAATTTTATTAGACGGAACAATTAGTATAGACGCTGGTGTGGTAACAGGAGCAACATCCATTACATCAACTGCGTTGGCAGGTGAATTAACAGGAAATTCGTCTACAGCAACTGCTTTGGCTACTGGTAGAACAATAGCAATGACTGGTGATGTTGCATGGACTTCACCAAGTTTTGATGGAAGTGGTAATGTTACAGCAGCTGGAACAATACAAGCAAATGCAGTTCAAACTGGTATGGTACATGATGATGTAGCAACTGAATTGGCAGGAGCAGGAACGACTGCCACAAGTGGAGTGATAAATGTAATTGGTGGAGATGGAATTACAGCAAATGCTAATGATGTTGCAGTAACAGCAGCACAAACAACTATTACTTCAATATATAATACTGGACTTAAAGTTGGTAGAGATGCTAGTGGTGATTGGATTGATTTTGGTACAGATGATAATATTAAAGTGTATTTATCAAATGTAGAAGAATTTAGATTTACAGCGGGTGGAACATTTCACGCAGACGCTGACGTTGTTGCATATTCTTCAACCGTCGCATCTGATATGAATTTGAAAGAGAATATCACAGATATGAAATATGGTTTATCTGATGTGATGAAACTTCGTGGTGTTGAGTATGATTGGAAACGAGAAGATATGGGACACGATGTTGGAGTGTTAGCACAAGAAGTAGAAGCAGTTATTCCTGAACTTGTGAAAGAACACGAAGGTTTACATGGTAGAGGAAAATTTAAATCGGTGGATTATAATAAATTAGTCCCCGTTCTGATAGAATCTATTAAAGAATTGAAAAAAGAAATTGATGATTTGAAATCTAATTAGATACTTATAGTTAGATACATTTATAACAACAAAAATGGAGGTTTTAACGTGGCAGACGAAACGAAAAAATCAGAAGTAGTAGTACCTGAAGAAGAGATCAAAGAGATTAAATCTTTACAAGAAAAATACCAAGGTATAGCTTTACAACTTGGACAGATTGCTTTACAACGTAGTCAATTAAATAAGGAATTGGATAATATAGAATCTAATGAACAAAAATTGCATGTTGCATATGATGAAGCTAGAGAATCTGAACAAGGAATTGTAAAAAAGATGACAGATAAGTACGGAATTGGTAATCTTGATGTAGAAACTGGTAAATTTACTCCTCAAAACTAATGTTTGAGAAATTTGGCTTATATTTATATATAACTTTAATTTGTATTAAAACAACCTCATAAATTGGGAGAAAAATAATGGCGGAAAGAATAGTAAGTCCTGGCGTTTTTACGGAAGAGCGGGACTTGTCTTTTCTACCACAAGGTATTTCTGATATTGGGGCAGCAATAATCGGGCCGACTGAAAAGGGCCCAGCATTCACACCAACTATACTTAGTAATTTTCAAGAATTTGAAAATACATTTGGAAAAGTAAGTGAAGATTATTATGTTCCCTACACAGTTCAAGAATATCTTAAAAGTGCCAGTGCTGTAACAATAGTTAGAGTTCTTGGTATTGGTGGATATAAGACAGATTATGTTAATATAGTTGCAAGTGGTTCATCCAACGAAGATTTAATAGCAGTTTTAGCACCATCACGTGGTGCTGGGGCACTTGGAATTGATGGAACACGAGTAATGAGAAGTGGTGTAGAACAAAGTGGTTCAACTGTTTCAGTTACAGCTGGTGATTTTGTAATCCACATAAGTGGTTCTACTAATACAGCTGGAACATTTCATGAAACAATAAGTGCATCGTTTGCAACATCAAGTGATTTGTTTATTGATAAAGTGATTAGTTCTGATCCAATGAACAATACATCAAAAGTATACCTATACAAAGTATTTAAAGAAACTGCACACAATAATCATCAGTCTTGGACTGAATTATCAGTAGCAAATAGTGCAAGTGGTTCGGCTGGACAGGATTTTCAAAGTGGAACTGGATATTCAGCACAATATGGAGCAACTGGTGTAGCAGCAACTTGGACAGGTAATAGTGATTATTCTGTGGCAAGAACACCAATCGTAATTGACCAAGGAGCAACAGCAACTCGTTCATACAATAACTTATTTAGAATTTATTCATTATCTCACGGAACAAGTGTGAATGAAGAATTTAAAGTATGTGTATTGAATATTAAAGCGGCTGGTTCAATTCCTGGTTCGGATTATGGTGAATTCTCTGTACAGGTAAGAAAAAATAACCCAGCACAAGCAGATGATAATATAGTTCTTGAACAGTTTGATAATTGTAATTTTGATAGAACTTCAAACAACTATTTCGCAAGAAAAATTGGTGATAGATTTGTTGAAATTGATTCAAATGGTAAATTAACCTATAAAGGTGATTGGCCAAATCAATCTAAATGGATTCGTATTGGTGATTATGCAGATCTTAGAAACTTAGCTAAAAATGTAGTACCTTTTGGATTTGAAGCAGTGAATAATCCAGTATTAGGTGCTAATGTACCTACAATAACATTTAAATCAGAACAGAAAAATGGTGTTGGTGATTTTGACCAAAACGTATTTTATGGATTTGATTATAAGTTAAAGGATAATAGAGAGTATTTAGCTCCTATTCCTTATAACGCTACTACAGGTTCAAATAGTGTATTTTCATTAGCAAATATGAATGGTGATGATAACGCAGCAGGAGACTTAAATGTTTCTACGGCAGCAAATAGTTCAACAGCAATAACATTAGCAAATTCAGACATTGCACAGAGGAAATTTGTAATGCCTCTACAATGGGGATTTGATGGTGATGATCCAACTGTGATTAAAGCTACTGGAAATGATATTTCTGGTACAAACACACAAGGATTTGATTTATCATCCGCAGCAGCAAGTGGTTCTGTAGCATACAAACGAGCAATCAATGCTATAAGTAATCCTGATGAGTTCGATATTAATTTATTGGCTATCCCAGGTGTACTTCATAGTAAAGGTGGTTCAATTGTACATAGTGCAGTGACCAACCACGCAATTTCAAAAATTGAAGCTCGTGGTGATGCTTTTTATGTATTGGATGGATTTGCATGGAGTGATACAATTGATAACGCAACCAACGGTATAAGTGCATTAGATACCAACTACGCAGGGACATATTTTCCTTGGGTTAAAGTAGTTGATTCTGAAACACAATTACCAGTTTGGGTGCCACCTTCAGTTGTTCTACCAGGTGTAATATCCTTTACAGATAAGATAGCACACGAATGGTTTGCACCAGCTGGTTTAAATCGTGGTGGTTTAACTTCTGTTTTAGAAGCTAAAACACGATTAACTCACGCTGAGAGAGATAAACTGTATGAAAATAGAGTTAATCCAATTGCAACATTCCCAGGTCAAGGTGTAACGGTATTTGGACAGAAAACACTTCAGTCTAAACCATCAGCACTTGATAGAATCAATGTTCGTAGATTGTTGATTGCATTGAAGAAATTCATTGCGTCATCTTCAAGATATTTAGTATTCGAACAGAACACAACAGCAACGAGGAATCGTTTCTTGAATATTGTCAATCCTTACCTTGAAAGTGTCCAGGCCAATAGTGGTTTGAACGCATTTAGAGTAGTGATGGACGATAGCAATAACACACCTGATGTTGTTGATAGAAACCGTCTTGTAGGACAGATATTTATCCAACCTACGAGAACAGCGGAATTTATTGTTCTTGACTTCGTGGTATTACCCACAGGAGCATCGTTCCCAGACTAATTCGTAAAACGAAATAAGAAACCTCATTTAATTATGGGGTTTTTTATTGCCCTATAAAACTTCTAAAAAACTTCTACAAATTGACATATATAGAAATTCATTTTTTTTAATTAGTTTGATATTTATACTTGAAGTACAAAAACCGTACAGAATTTAACAATAGGAGAATTGGAAATGCCAGAGTTAATTGATCCTTCAGAAATAATGTTCACACCGTTTGAACCAAAAACTAAAAACCGGTATGTCATGTATATTGAAGGTCTACCCGCATATTTAATAAAAACTGCAGCAAGACCTCAAATAACATTTGAAGAAATAGTATTAGACCATATTAATGTAAAGAGATACATTAAAGGTAAAGGTGAGTGGCAACCATTAGCACTTACATTATATGACCCTATTGTACCATCAGCAGCACAAGCATGTATGGAATGGGTGAGATTATCCCACGAATCAGTAACAGGTCGTGATGGATACTCAGATTTTTATAAAAAAGATATTACATTTAATTTATTGGGTCCAGTAGGAGATATTGTTGAAGAATGGACATTAAAAGGTGCGTGGGCACAGGATGTTAACTTCAATGATGTAGATTTTGCAAATGGTACAGATCCAGTAGATATCGAATTAACATTGCGTTACGATTACGCAATATTACAATTCTAATCAAAACGGAGAATAAAAATGACTGAATGGATAGCAGCAAATTGGGAATATGTTTTAGTTGGTATTTACGCAATTGAAAAAATTGTGAAACTCACACCAACAAAATATGACGATATTCTTTTCGATATGATTCTTAAACCAATCAAAGAGAAATTCGCACCAAAAAAATAATTCGTTATTTCGGACACAAAGGTTATATTTATAATTAGGTTATGATACTAATCAAATAGGAGTAAAAATGGCAGAAAATAAATTCCCTACGGAAGTAGTGGATTTGCCCTCAAAGGGATATTTTTATCCCGAGGACAATCCGTTATCTTCAGGGCAAATTGAAATAAAATACATGACTGCCAAAGAAGAAGATATTTTAACCTCACAAAATCTTATTACAAAGGGTATTGTGTTGGATAAATTATTGGAAGCTTTGATAGTTAATAAGAAAATCAATTCTAATAGTATGTTGATAGGTGATAAGAATGCATTATTTATCGCAGCAAGAGTTCTTGCGTATGGTAAAGAATACACTTTTGATTATATTGATAATCAAGGTCAATCTAAAGAACATGCTTTTGATTTAACTACATTAAAAGATAAAAAAATAGATTTCTCTAAACATGAAAAAGGGAAAAATTTATTTAGTTTTAAACTTCCAAGATCAGAAAGAACAATAGAATACAAATTATTGACGGATGGTGATGAGAGGGATGTTACCAAGGAATTACAAGCACTGGCTAAAGTAAGTGGTGGAGTTTCCAAAGAGGTAACAACTCGTTTTAAAAAGATGGTAGTTTCAGTAGATGGTAATTCTGAACGAGCATTTGTTAATAATTTTGTAGATAACGAGTTTTTCACACAAGACTCACAAGCTTTTAGAAGCCATTATCAAGAAATAACACCAGATATAGATATGGATATTGTTATAGATGATGGTGGTGAGGAGGTAGAAATAACTGTCCCTATGACGGTTCGATTTTTTTGGCCTTCCGTTAAGTTATAAACTAGAAATACACAAACAAATATTTGATTTAATGTATTATGGAAAGGGTAGTTTTACCTTTCATGACTTATACTCAATGCCAGTCTATTTACGTAGATGGTATCTTCAAAAACTTTCTTCAACCTACGAAGAAGAATCCAAACAAATAGAAAAACAACAACGATCTGCAAAAGGGCCTAAGTTCAAAAAATAGATTTTTGTATATTTATAAGTAACCAATTCAAGGTAATAAATTAATATGGCTAAATACAAATACAAAAATGAAAATGTTTTAAATGAATTTTTAGGAAGGATTTTAAAATCTCTTGCAGGCAAATCAGGTAAAAAGGCAGCCTCTTTATTGAAAGCAGACCCTGAAATGCAAAAATTAATGAAAAAGGGAGATGACCTTGCTAACAAAATGAGAAAACAAATTCAGAAAAAACGCAAAGAAGATCCTACGTATAAACGACAAACAGATGCATTAAAGAATATTTGGGATTTATAATTAGTTTTTGTTTTTATCAGTTAATAGTTTATATCGTTTATATCATATCAATCTAAAATAGAGTAAATCAATGGCCGCAAGCACGGATTATGAATTAAAAAATAAACGAGAGATCGTAAAAGCAACTCAAGAAATTAAGGCTTTAGAGGAAAGTCTTTCTAAGTTAAGGGGAAAGGCTGCAAGTGATGCTAAAAAAAGGATTGATACCTTAAAGGAAGAAAGAAAGGGTTATAAAGAGGTATTAAAAGGTTATAAAGCAGTAACTGAAGAATATAGAGATCAAATAGACTTGGGTGGAATTTTAGCCAAGTCTCTGAAAAAACAAGAGATGTTCTCAGACAGTTTAGTAGATAATCAAAAAATGTTGTTAAAATATGGTAAGTCTACTGCTAAACTTGATATGAAGGTAGCTAAGGCATTAGCTATATCCGTAGATAATACTGCAAATATACAACAAAATATAGAAAATATAGGAACTGCAGAATTTCAAAATTTAGATTTAACCAAACAGATACTTAATTTACAAAAACTTCAAGCTCAAACTGGTGATGATAAACTTGCTACTCAGGTAACATTTTTACAAATGCAACAAAATTTACAAGATAAATTAAAGAAAACACATGATATAACTGAAGAAACCGCATCTCAATTTTTAAAACCAGTAAAATATATGCAAGACTTGGTTGGAAAAATACCAATAATAGGTGGTGCATTATCTAAAATGATTCCTATAGATAAGTGGGAAGATGGTATAAAAAATAAAATTGGTGAAAGTGTTAAAAAGGCGTTTAATATTAAAGAACCAGAGATACCATTAGATGATGCTAAAGTGTTACAAGAATATAGAAAGTCGGGTCTATCCTTTCAAAAAGTAAGCCTAAAACAATTCACGAAACAAAAACAAACTCAGGCAGATATAACTCAAGAGTCAGCTGACTCGGCTAAAGGAATGAAAAAAGGTCAACTTG